AGAACCGTATCCTCTGGCTGAGCATTTGGATCAAATCTCGGGATAATCTCTTCTGCGTCTTCGTTAAACTCGTCTGTTGCGTCTTCTAGATCTTTAATAGTTTTTTGATAAACAGACCATGTGACTCCCTCTTCTGCAAGGGTGGCAACGATATCTGCCTTACTCTTAATACCATCAGTATCAACTGCAAAGTCCTCTGCAATTTTTCTGAGTTCTGCGACCTTCAATGTCTCAAATGACATATATTTCTCCTTTGTTAGGTTCTTCAATTATAGCATTGATAAATTAAAATGAAAAGCCCCTAAAATTAATTAGGGGCCTTTCGAGGGTTTTATCTTAAATTAATTAAGAAGCAACCTTAACGTTCTTTACAACTACCCAAGCGTCTGCCTGCTCGATCTGAACGCCAACACGAGTATACATTGTGTACTCAATTGTGTCCTTACGTGGCTGGAAGAAACGGTAAACAGTTACATCACGCTTGATACCAATAACTACGTTATTTGGGAATGTCAAGTGGATATCTCCATGTGAACCTGTTGGTGTTGCGTATGTACCAGTCTGTGTCTCTGAAAGAAGTGGGACTTCAACAATCGGAATACCGAATGCGAATGGTGCCACATATCCTGCAGGTCCACCTAGTGGTGCAACTCCACCACGGATAACGCTTGAAGCGATATCTTGTGGAATTGTTTGGTTTGTTCCAATGCTGTTAGCATATAGGAAATCCTGAATCAAGTTTGATCCAGCAAGGAAGCGAAGGTCTCCACGACGTTGCTTGTACTTACGTGGCATAGCCTTAAGTGCCTTGTTGAATACTTCACGTGATACTGCGGCTCCAGCTGCGTCTACGACACGGCCTGATGCCTTTGCCTTCTTTACAACGCCATCAAATGACTTGTAAAGAGCGTCTGTTGTTAGAGATGTGTCACCGTTAAGAATAACATCTTCGATGTCATTTCCTGCCTGTGTTGCCATCAAACGTGCAATGTGATCTTCTAGATCTGCACCTTCGATGTTATCTTCTAGAGACTCTGTTGAAAGCTCCCAGTCCATGCGGAGTTTCTTTGTTGATAAAGAGATTTTTGAGAAAGTTACTGCTGAGTTAGCAGCAGTATTGTCTGCCTCGGTTGCAAGCTTCATAAGCTTCTCACCAACGGACATACGGTCAATCTCGGCTGTGTCTGACTTCATACGAACTGTACGTGCGACCTTACCGATTACGGTTGCGTCGAACATATAATCAAGGAAGCGAGCAGACTGCTCTGGGTTAAGTAGTCCACCGTTGCCATTTTCAGACGCTACGTGTACTCCTGTTCCACCAGTTGCTGAACCGAAAGTAGCTCTGGCTGTTGTACCAGCTTCTACGGCTTTTTCTAATGTTTCATTGCTCATTTTTTTATACCTACCTTAGTTGAATATTTCGTTTACGGAACCGAGGAAAGAACCGTTCCATTTAGATTTTTTGATTGTTGTTGCTTCTTCTGATCGGCCAAGATCTGAAGACTTCTTAATTGCAGTCTCTGATTCTACTGCGTCGACACGCTTTTGTACACCATCAATCGTGTTCTTGATGTTATTTACAGCGCTTGAAAGTGCTGTGTGTTGTTCTGCCAACTCTGAAATTCTAGCGTCTACGCTCTTGCTGAAAGTTTCAACAGTCTCTTGGATTGTTGTTACTTGTGCTGCATTTGCTTCAGATGCCTTGTTTAGAGTTTCTGAGAAAAAGCCTTTTAGATCGCCTAACATCTTCGCAAAATCAGGTTCATCAACCTTATCTTCTGATACTTCGGCTGCTTTTTCCAGAGTCTCGGCAGGAACGTCTTCTGCTACTGCTTCTGCAGGAGCTTCAGCTGGAGCTGCATCATCTGCAACTACTGCTGTATCTTCAACGGCTGTTTCTTCTGCTACTGCTTCGGCTGGTGCTTCTGCTGCAACATCTTCGACAACTACGTTTTCTGTATTATCTGACATTTCATTACCTCCTTCTGCGTTTGCCTGTTTTGCAATTGTTTGTGTTTCAGGCAACGTAAATCTTGAATGCTTATATGCATCAAGAATCTTATCTATCTCTTTTGCTTTGTTAACGTCTGAGCTTTCGACCCATCCTATTAATTCCGCTGGCTTTCCAGATACTGGAGAGTCGTATGTTTTATCTGTTGAGATAAAAACAGAATCACTGTCTGCACAGTAAAATATGTTTTCGGTTACTACACCGACTGCAATTCCCTTTGCAATGTATTGTCCATTTACCTTCTGAATAGAAAGAATGTTACAAAGTTCATTTGCTGGTGAATCAACAATAGAAAGTTCAATTAGTTCATAGTTCTTAATAAATCTTACGGTCTTACCGTTCGCCTTGTTAACTTCATTGTCCGACTCAAGAATCTTTCCGCCGATTGAAAATCCAGATAGTGTTCCGTCTAGAACTTTCTCCCAGGTATCTTGTGCGCCCTTTGAGATGTACGCATCTACATATACTCCGTTGAAGAACTCTTTTGACTTTGGGTCGTAGAAAGTTTCTGGCTTAAAAGAAACCATCTTGCCTACCGCATTTGATCCATGCATCTCACGAATGTTTCCACGGAAATTTTCGAATGCCTTGAGACTTGATTCTGCTGTTACAACATCACCAGTCTGATCAACATTGTCTAGGGTTGCAAATCCAGATACGGTTCTCTTTTCACGGTTAACTTTAGTAAAAGGTACCGACAGATTAATAACGTTGCCGTTACTGGTCCATAAAGACTTTTCAATGTTCATATGCTTAATTTTATAGTGTTATAGACTATAAAGCAAATAACAGTTGAGTGGACTTAGTCAACCTGTCTTCCGTCGCCTTTAGCATTTCTGCCTTCTCCATCAATATCTGGAGCGGCTGCCTGACGGTCTTGGGATCTCTGTCTTGTATTTCCTGCTTGGGCTCTTTGCTCTGCGGCGTCTTGGCCTTTTAAATCGACCATATCGTCTCCGCCATCTAGTGGGATCATGCCCTTTCTAATTCTAACTTCATTAGGGGTAATTACCTGCATACGCAAATATCTTTCATCAATTTTAGACTGGGTATCCTCATCGGTTAAAGTTAATTCATTAAACTTTAAAGTCAGGGCATCTGTCTTTTCATCAAATATTGCATTTATTTTTTTCTCAAGTGTCATTTGGGCTGGTCGGCAAACCTGCTCTTTAAATGTTTTATCAGCATCTCTTGCGACTGCCAAATTTACACCCTCTGGAGTTCCAATTTTATTAATTGGGACACGGTGAGCCAATAGGATTTCGTCTCTATTTGATTTACGATATTTCTCAAATGAGCCTTCCTGATTGCCCGCCTCAATTGGCTCCATTTTAAATTCAACCTTTGAGTCTGGGCTGTCTGCTGGAAGTGGGACATATAGGGATCTGTGATTCTTTCCCTTTAATCCAACTTGGAAAAACTCAAGCAATTTACGCTCTGACTCTGGAGAAAGCTTTGCTCCCTTTACTGTAATAATATATCTTGGGACCGCTTTGTTTTCAAAGTAGTCTAGGTTATATCGACCAGATAATTCATTACCTGCAAGTGCTACCTGTGCAGCAATAATATCTGGGATACCATAATAGTTGTTCATCGGTGTATACTTCTTAAAATGAATAATCTCATTTGGGCGATCTTCTTGCCCAGCAATTGGATTCTCTGTTTCGGTGTCTCCAAAGTTATTAAAGAATACAGCCTTGCCGTATAGCAATTGAATAAAGCCATCTCTTAGTCTACGGACACGCATTGTCTTTGCTGGAATATGTCCAATATATCCAATGTTTCCGCCTGTTGTTCTACCTACTTCAATGTAGCCATTTCCTGTCGCTTCATAGTCTGTGTAGACCTTAATTAAAGTTTGTGTAAATGTGTCTTCAGCATTCGTTGTGTCTAGCCAAGCATGCATGTCCTGGCGTAGTTTGTTTAACTTTCTACGGGCTCTTTCTAATTGCTTATCATCTGTAATAGAATCAAAGGCATCGTTTGTTTTCTTTGTCTCAACAAAGTCATATCCTAGGCCAACAATATTGGCGACCTTGGCATTAATTGCTGCATAGTTATATGTTGAAATCTCATATACCTTTGAAAGATATTCTTGGTTATATGGAGGCTCAATCAGATCAAACATTGCATAGCCAGTTATGGCCTGTGCAAGCAAGTTCTGCTGTGATCCAGTATTCTCAATACCAGCAAATGACTTTGAGAACTCTCTATTAATTCTGCGTTTAAATGATGAGCCAAGACCTCTGAGTTTCTTTATCTCTTCAAGGTTTACCGCAAATGGATCATTGTTCTTTTCATCTTTTTTAAAAGAGAACCAATCGGCTGTGTTTGATATATCAATAAGGTTTTCGGAGCTATCCTCACCTAGGAATTCTACTGTCATCTTAAACCACCTAACTTCTTCATTTCGTCTTTATAGTTACCAATATCATATGGATCAGGAACTAGTCCCCAGTTTAGTCTTTGCTTTTGATGCTCGAATTCTTCATCATCAATTTTCCTTCTAGCGGAAAGAAATTTAGGCCCGCCTTCGTATATGCCGAACGAGCGAACTTCTCTAGCCAAAGCATCGATGTTGGATCTATTGCCTTTTTTGGACGTGACTGAAAGAAAGTTCCCATCGTCATCCCCAATCCATTTACCGTTTGGCATCTCCCAGACATATATGCCCAAGATAGACTCTTCTTCGTTAATGTTATATTTAGCCTTGTTAATATCCATAGACATAAATCATACCATTATTTCGTACTAAAGTCTAGAGTTTGTCCATACCTTGGACAAAATTATAAGCTAACTGACTCTGGCTCTACCACAGTTAGAAAGAAAGGAGTAGAATCGTCACCAG